CTGACATCATAATCTCCTTAATTTAATCCAGCAAGACGACGAATGTCTAAGACATTATTGGTTGATTCGTCTGCTTTAGTTGTCATTGTTGTTTGTTCCGTACGGTTGCCTGTTACTTCTGTGCCTTCAGTTAATGTTGCCTTGCGCTTTGCTGGAGTATTTCCGTCGATAACCGATGGTAAGTACTTATCGAAAGATTTTTGTAGTCTATCTGTCTGTACTGATTCCAGTAAGTCTGTCATAATCTCACGCTGATCTTTGCCTAGTGGCGAAATCAATGAGTTCATAATTTTTTCTCTACGTGCTGATTCAACTAAGCGAGATTTCTCTTTGCTTGCTGTTTCTGCAAGAATTTTAGCTTTTGTAGCAAATGTTTTTGCTTCTGCTAGTTGCTTGTCTTTTGCAGCAAGAACGCCCATTAGTTTACTTACTTCTGAATTTTCATTCAAGTGCGAAGTTGTATACTCGTTTGCAAATGCTTCAAATATTTTACGACCAAAGTCGTGTTTTCTTGCTGTATCAATATCTTCTTTAAGTGTAGCAATTTCACTTTTTAGTGATTTACCAACCATTTCAGATACAGCAGTTGCGCTTCTTTCGATAAAGTTAGATTTAACTTTAGCAAAGTGTGTTTTAGCTTCACGTACTAGACGTACTTTTGTTTCAGCTAAGTCTTTTTTGTCTTCTGCAAATTCAGCAATTTCACCTGCTAGAGCTTCAACAACAAACTCTTCTAACTTGGCATAGTTTTCAGCCATTGCTAGTTTGTCTGCTCTTAATTCTTTAATTTCAGCTGCTAAGTTTTCAGCAACGAAACCCTTTAGTAGATCTGCATTTTCACGTTGGGCAACAGCATATTTTGCTTTTGCTTCTGCTAGTTGTTTGCGGTCTTCTGCAAACTCTGCGATCTCTTCAGCAAGACGCTCAGAAAGCATAGTATCGATAGCTTCAACCATAGTTGACTTATCGTGCTCATACTTTTGTGCAAATTCTTCACGTAACTCAGCAGTTGCCTGCATTTTGTTTTCATGAATTTTTGATTCCCAAGCTTCTTCAATTTGTGCTCTGATTTCAGTTGAAACAACATCATTTTCAAAGAGTGTTTTCAGTGCATCTATCATTACATTCTCCTGTTTCATTGGAGTTTACTGATTATGTTAATCAGTGATTCCTTAAGATACTTTTGTGCCTTGTCGTCGTGTTTTGTTGCCTGTGCTAATTCGTATGCCTTCATTCCCCCACGTGCATTCATAAGGTGTTCATAAATTGGTGTTGGATATGCACCAGGGGCGCTAGGCTGAGCCACAACGTCCACAGTGATTATTTCAAAGTCAGAAACGGTATTACTACCATCTTCTGCTACATTACCACTACCACGCGACGAGACGCCTAGTTTAACGCCTGCTTCAAGCATCGTTTTAACTAGGTTCCCCATCGGTGTTGGTAGTATTTTTAGTTTACCATAACCGTTATCGCCATCCATCCAACATTCAGTTATCATATGGCTTACACGGTCAATGTTTATATTAAGTCCTTCTGGATGATCAACCTCACCGAGAACACTGTACCCGTTACTAATTTGATCGTTGAGAGTTTTGACAGCCCTGCCTATTTCATTTACAGGATACACTCGCTGATTAGCGTTGCGAACACCACCTTGGATCATAATACCTTTTAAATAAAGGTCTTTGCCTTCGTTGGCATTCTCAAGCACTATATTAGCTTGGTCGAATGTCAAATGCTCTTGTAAGTTTCTCATCTATCGGTCCTTACTTTTTACCAATAACTGATTTTACATTAGCGCCATTGTCGCCTGTGCCTTTTTTCTCAGCACCGTGTCCTGGTTCGGTTTTGCCAGCTTTTGCTGCTTTTCCGCCTGGAACATTTATATTACCAGCATTGTCTTCTTTAGTAGCTGGATTTTGTAAACCTCCAGATGTGCCTTCGCCTTTAGCTTCGCCACCTGCTACTAAGTTTGATGCAGTGCCGCCCATATCGTTTTTGCCAGCTACTGCACTTTTAGTATTAGCGCCGTTGTCACCCATTGTCGCTGATACTTTTTCTACATACTCACGCATTGTTTCGCTTGCTGATTTTTCGCCTTCTTCGACTTCTTCATCTGCTGCTTCTTCAACTTCTTCGTCAGTTTCTTCTTCTACTTCTTCATCTGCTGCTTCGTCAACTTCTTCGTCAGTTGCTTCAAATGCAAATGCTTCTTCTGGCTCTTCTTCAGCGTCCATGTCGTCGCCTTCGTCATCGCCAGACATCATTTTTTCAAATTCTGCTTGGAGGTCTTCTAGCGCATCTTCAAGGTCTTCTACACGATCTTCAACATCGCCTTCTTCACCTTCGTCTTCGTCGCCTTCTTCACCTTCGTCGTCCATGCCTAGGTCTGCCATCATGTCGTCTGCTGGATCACCGCCCATGTCGTCGTCTGCTTCTACTTCGAAAGTATCTAAGTCAAAGTTTTCGTCTAGGTCTTCGTCTGACTCATCAACTTCTTCGTCAGTTGTTTCGTCTAGGTCTTCGTCTGACTCATCAACTTCTTCGTCAGTTGCTTCGTCAACTTCGTCACTTTCGTCTTCTAATAGTGACTCATATATGTCTCTTGATTTTTCTACCACAATCTCGTGGAATAATTCTTCAGCACCGGTTTTATCTTCGTTGATAAGGCGCTCAAGCATTTCTTCAAATTTATTACGATCTGCCATTTGTATTCTCCTATAAATGTTATCACCATAATAATGGTGTAAGGCTGTCATTTTTATTTAGCCAGTGTATAGAAAAGTATACAGAAATAGGCTCAAAACGAGCCAATTGTAGAGAAATTGTTATTTTAAAAACAATTCGTTAAATTTATTAACAGTAATGTGTTCTAAATTTTGTAGTTTATCAAGTTCTTTTGGTATAAATCCTTCATCGCTTAATACTCTTATATATCTCTTTTTAGGATTTTTTTGAATTACTGTAGATGTTTGTCTAAGCCAATTTCCATAAAAAGTTGCCCTATCTTGCTTTCTTTTATAATTTTCAGTACCGGCGTATATATTGTTAACTATATGATTTTCTGATCCAATTCCTTTGTAATCAAACCCAAGAATGTATATTTCAGAATGCTGGTGTTCGCTTGCAAGATATAATGCAGTTGGTCCAGAGCTCCATCCTTTAGATGGTGAAAAATAATTTAAGTTAGATAATGCTGAAAATGTTTTATTTGGATTTGTCCAAACTTGCGTTTTATTTTGTATGCTAAATCTATTAATTTCCATAACCATTTTAGCATCAACTGCTATTAAGTAATCCGGAATATAATCTCTATACAATGCATTGCATCCGTATATTTTTCCAAATTTGCTTATTGAGTCTAAAGTTATAGTGCTTCGGCTGGTGCCATTACCTAACACAAATGCCGTTGTCAATTATCATACTCCGCCAGTTTCTGCGTTTGCTGCTATACCGTACATTTGTTTAATAAATTCTTGTTCAGTAGCTGTCTCTTTTGTATGCATTTCAGATGATTTACGTATTTTATTAATCTGACGTAATGTTAATCGTGTTTTACGAGTATCATCATAATCAATAGGCGAGTGGTCGTATGAAGGGTCGTAACGATCGTCGTCGCCTATATCGGTTGTTTCTTTATCAAAATAAAATAGTTCACGTAATATCATATTGTATTTATACCGTTTGGGCTGTTTGAGGCGTTTCGCCCCCTAGCTCTTGACCTGTTACTGTTTCTGGTCCTTCTCCCGGAGAACCTTCAATAGGAGTTTCTGCATCACCTAATTCGTCTTCCATTCCGCCTAAATCTGATTCTATTCCAGCACTACTAATTCCACCAGTTCTTAACTCAGCACTTGCATCACCTGGAGGCGGTGTTAAATTTTCTTCATTTTCTTCTCTCCAAAGACGCTCGTTCTCTGCAAGTTCTTCGTCAGTCATTCCTAAGAATCTTTTCATAGCAAACCGATTCGATATGTACGGTATAGAACTCATTTGCGTATATGTTGGTACACGAGCATTATCAATTTCTGCTTGGCGATAGCTTGCAAAATTCTGCGGAGGCTGCAATTTAATATCAAACATTGCAGTATCAATGTTGACTCCTTTTTCAAGTAAGAATCTTTTAAATTCTTTATCAAATTCTTCAACTAATAATCCTTGTAATCTTTCACAGTATGTATTGAAGCGTAGTTCTTGAATATATGCTGTTCCTACTCTGCCATCATTATATTGCGAAGCACTATCGTCTGCTCCTGTTGGCAAGTACGAACTTGGAATACGCAATCCTCGTACAAGTTTGTTAGTGAAGTAACGTAAGTCGTCAATTTCACCTAGGTTAGTACCGCCTGGAAGTGTCTCAACTTTAGATCCTCTACCTTCAGCAGTTTGTGGGAAGAAGTAGTCTTCATTGATTGACAGGGGATTATATGAACTGTCTATAACATTATTTCCTCCGCCTGTCTTGGATGGGATTCGTCTTTGATGTATT